GATCTTTGAAAGGGACCTTCTCATAGAGGGTAATGCACTCAATCCCATCATCGCCTCTTTTATGGCCAATAACCCTTTCTAGCCTAGATTCGTTGCGAAAATCTTTAATTCTTTGATCTTTCGGGCCGGGGCAATCTGGTATTACAATCTTTTCTTTTTCTTTTTTTGGTATCTCTGGTTGTTTTTGTTCTGGGGGTTTCGGCGTATCTGTATTAATTTTTTCTTCTTTTTTTTCTTCTACAATGGTCAGTTCTCGAGGGTTATAATCAATCGGCGTGTAAGATGGCAACTCCCCGGTAGGGCAACTAAAGTAAGCACCGCTGGGGTCATCTTCTATTATCGCTGTATTTTTTACTGAACTGTCTCTGTGTGTTTTGACGCAGCCGGGTAAATTAATATTTGGCAAAGGTACATTTAGTACTTGGTATGGATTTCCTTCTATTGTTGGTATTGTAGGTAGTTGTATTGTTTTTATCTGAGGTATTACAATCTCAGGAACTTCCATCTATTTTTGTGGCAATGGAAAAGGTGCAGTAGTTTTCGGCATTGATTTTTCAAGAACTTTTGGCATTAGTCCTTGCACGTTGCCTAATATTTCATTCATAACCCTAGTTTTAAACTGTTCAGATGTTACATACCTGTAACCGAAATAGGCTGTGCCACTCATTGAAGCTACCATTACAAATGAGATAATACTCAAGACATTAGCGATTTTTTGAAACATGAAAGAAGCCTTCGCGAAAGCATTAGTACCTGTGACAATTATAACCTTTTGTGGAATCTGTGCATTAGCCCCCCTCTATGTGGGTCTGTCAATAATTTCTACCAAGGTACACCAGAAGTCTTAGTTGGTGTTTTTGATTCTGTTATCTGTGCAGCAATTTTTGTTTCAATTCTTGTCACCTCATCAGAACCAAGTGCAGCTTTAGTCCAAGCAATTGCATTATCTTTTGTTATATCTGCATATGGAGTAAACGAATCAGAATTTGCTTCAGCGAGATCAACAAAACCAAAAGCAGAACCGTAATGCTCGCCGTCTATCTCTTGTGCAGACCAATGAATATGCGTTACAACATCAGATAAGCTGCCTACAGCTTTTAATGAGTCTAGTTGAACAATATCCCAAGTTACAGCCATAATAATAGGTATTTAGTTTTATTTTACTTTGATTCTACTGTTTCGACAGTTTCAGTAACAACATCTGATAGTTTTTCAAACTGTTTTAATGCACCCTGATCTTCCATAATTGGCTGCATCAGTTGGTTTTTTTCTGCAACTTTTTCTTTTATCTCTCGTTCCAACATTTGTGCCTTTGCAATATTTAAATCAAGACGAGTTTTTGTTTCGTCATAAATTTCTTGTGGTGTTGCCATAAAAATTTTCTAAGTATTCTAATATTACTAAGCAGCTTCTAATGCTGCAACTTTAGTTTCTAATGTTTCAATTTTAGCGATCGCTTCTTGTAATGCTTTTATTGCTTTCATATATAAAATTGAATATTTAACAGACTTTGTTGTTGTACCTTCATCACCTGAACCGCTACTTGTTATATTTTCATCTTTAGCTTCTTTTACTAAATAAGGACATACAGTTTCTACTTCTTGCGCAACAAGTCCAAGCATTTTTTGACTTGGATTTGCCTTAAAATTAAAATTTCTTATCCTTAAATTTTTAATATCGTCCCATTGTGATTTCGCATCAACTATATTTTCTTTTAATTTAATATCTGAAATTCCACCATAAGAGTTAGATGCACTATCACAGTCACCGTTTGTTCTTATAAGAAACATAGCTGCTGCACCTTGACCATCATTGTTTTGGTCTCTATTGCATTGTAAGAAAGACTCAGAGGAACTACTGTCTCTTACAGTTGACACAAACATTATAGCGGCGGCATTGTCTGACTTATTATTTCCAAATGAGCAACAGCCAACATTACCCTGTGTACTTGGTACAGCTACATCTAACATTCTTGCGGGACTACTAGAAATCCCTACTTTTCCATCAGCTCTAATTACAAATCTTTCTGCGGGGTCTCCACCATTAGCCGTTCTAAAACTAAACTTACCATTACCAGTACTACCATCATGTTGAACAGTTAAATAGGCTGCTATTCCCTGCCTACCTGAGTCATTTGAATACCATTCAATAGTACCCATAGGCTGATTATTTGTACCAGTTGAATCGTTATCTCTGAAACGAATCCTATTATTTGCACTTAAAGGGTTTGTAATTGTATTGTTAGACGTATATATTTCTAAACTGGCACCCGGCGCAGAAGTTCCGATTCCAACGCCAGTGCTGGCCACTTCCATAATTTCAGTACCACCACATGTAAAACCGACTATATCGGAACCCGGCAAAAACATTCCAGTGTCTGTATCATCTTTACTTGAAAAACTTGGTGTATCAGCAGCCGATAATGCTGACCTTATTCTTGCACCTTTACTCCCTTGACCTTCTAAAACATTTGCACTACTTTCAAACGAGTTTGTACTAAGAATTTTTATGTTAGTACATTCAAGAACACCAGCAACATGAAAAAGATTGCTAGGTGTTGCAGTCCCCACCCCAATGCGATCACTAGATGCAACAACTCGAAATAAATTTTGCTCGCCTGTTCCTTCAATTCTAAAATCTGTATCTGTAGCAGTATCATTAAAAACAGTGACATCGGAACTTATGGCCAATCGTTCAACCCCTGCTGTAGCAATATTAAACTTATCGTTTGTAGCACTGTAGATTCCTGTGTTCAGATCGTCTCTGAAAGCTAGTGCTGGATTACTTGCAGACCCATTTTCAAGAGTTAACGTACCATCAAGTTGTAAGAGTTCTATCCAACCGTTATTATTTGAGTTTCTAATTTTTAAAGTAGCTGTATTAGTATCAGCCCACCATTGATATGCGTATTTTACAGCCGGTTCCGATGACCCTGAGTTGTTACTAACGATTGCAGCAAGGGCATTATTCAAATCTGTACGAAATGCCGCCCCTGATTGGTTGGCTATTATATAATCGTGATTTGCCATTACTTAATCCTTTTTGTATAAGTATATGATAGTTGATAACTTAAATATAAACATATTTAACTTCCTTTACCAAACCCGATTGCTGTATATCTAAAATTAAGATTTTTAAAATTATTGCTTGAATCTCTCACCTCAATAACAAATTGTGTTCCTGTTATAGAAGTAATTTTAAAATAATCGCCAGTAACAGCACCTTCTAGTGTTATGCCAACCGTAGGTAAAAAAGCATTTGAACCACCTAAAGAACCAGTACCAGTGAAAAATGGATTAGTGAATGTCACTGTCTTTGCTGAAGTCCCTGACGCTATAGATGTGTTTACTGTTTCTGTTCTACGTTTTACACTCGCTTCAAAACCAAGTTCAGAAACAAGTATATTTTGTGCCGGGTCATCTGATGTTAGTTCTACTTTAAATTTAAAACCTCTTGCAATGTATTCACCGTTTGCAAAAGTATTAAATTGTGTGAAATTTGGTCCGTAATTACAAGAGGTTCCAGCAGAAATACTTGCACTTGCACTGGCAGTTAGTGTAAAAGTGTTTGTATTAGGAACTGTTTGAATAACGTAATTTCCATCTGTCGCACTTCCAGCGGTAAAGTCAATTAAAACTTGATCACCAACTGAATATCCATGGCCACTTTTTGTAATTGTTATTGTTGTCCCGCTTTGTCCATAAGTTGCAGCCGTTGATGTTGAAAGGTCTAATTGAGTTGTGGCAACAAGTAATTTAGCACCGACATCTTCAGCTAAAGTTCCGTCAAATTCAGTCCATGTATCTATGTTTGCAGTTCTTGAATCAATAAGATCATTTGGTAAAAGACCAGATGTTACAAATCTTCTTTTTAAACTGAGATTAAATACTGCACCAAGATCAACTTTATTTGTAAATTCATATGAACCACTTGAATTGATTGGGCCGGCGAAATCAATATTTGCCAAGTCATCAACATTACCTGTAATAGAATCCCACAATGTAGTTCCATCTAATAACAAACCATCGAAGTCTGCGTCATAAAATGTATTTACTTTTTCTCCTTGGAATGGGGGTGAATCTGTATCCTCTCTTTCAGTAAGTATTACTTGGTGTGGTTGTGGGTCTGGTTGTGTGACAAGTATTCTTGCTGCATTAGTTGATCTGCGCCCGCCGTCATCAACAAATTTAATACTGTAAGTGCCTGTCAAAGCGGGTACAAGCGTTTCACTGATATTTCCAGAAAGTTTAGGTATTATCTCTGTTGAATTACTAAATGTTGCTACTGCTGGGTCAACAGATGGTGTATGGCGTACTGAAATAGAACCTCCGTGGGTCACGTCAATGTCTGTGGCCGGGGTGAAACGTAATCGTACAAACTGATCTGAAACAGGTTCTATTGTTAAACCAGTTGGGTCTTGTGGCAATGCAGTTTTTCCAACAGCAATAAAAGTTAAATCGTTTGATGTTGCAGAAAGTTGTCCTTGTATATTGTAGCTAAATACTTGTATCTCATAAGTTCCAAGCTGACTATTCAAAATTATGAAATCTGGCCTTGAAACTCTTTCTGATACAAAATTACCATTGTTAAATCTATAATTTACTTGATATTCAATTACACCAACTATTGGTTGCCAACTTATAAATATTTTTGAAACAGCTTGATTATTAATGGGAACAATTGTTTCTACCGCTGAAAGGTTAGATGGGGGCGGTTGGAGTTGATTTAATACAGAAACATTTCTTGCTGGTAAAGCCGTACCATCTTCAATAAAATCATATTTACCGGGTACATAAGACAAAGCGGTTATTGTGTAGTTTATACCGTCTTGCTCTTCAATCGTTATTACCCTAAATTTTTGTGTTTGAACAGTTGTATTTGCAATAACCCAGATTGTGTTGACATTCGGGGTTTGGGAAAAAGCAGAACTTACAGTAACAACCCCATCAGCTGAAATACTGGAAATATTTCTGGTTTCAACTGTCCCATTTGGTAAAACTACACTAAATGTTGGGCTGTTATCAGTTGGTAAATCTGTATTATTTACATCATCAACGGTCATAACTGTAGTTGATGCCACAGCTTTTAATCTTCCTCCTCTTCTAACTCCCGCCCTAACAGGGTCATTAATTTCAATTATGGAACCGGGTCGAACGATCACACCCCCATCAACTGAAGTAGAAAAACTTACAATTTCACTTTCATTCTGTTCAGCAAAAAGAATTGCTCTTCCAAGACGCGCTGCTTGCCCTCTGGACGTACAAGCAAAAGCCTTTACCTGTTTCACTATCGTACCGAGTTTTGTTATAGCTGTTGCATCCTCGACTACCTCGTAATCAATCTCTTGGCTGTCCATATTGAAATATGAGACAGAAACTACGCTATGTCTTTGTTTTAAACTACTACCGGAATAACTAAAACCATCATCAGTTACATTACTTAAATTAAACAAATAACTTGCATCTTTGGGAGAATCTTGGGTAATCGTTATAGTACCTGCCGACCAGATTGGCATACAGCGCATAACACCGGCAAGTTATTTGATTAGATCGAAAGCCTCACTAGCTGTTTGAATATTTACGTTGCATGAAAATCTTGCCTCTTGTCCCCCAAAACCATCATCAACAAGGGTATTTGCATATTTTGAAGCTGTTACAAACGAAAACAAATCTAAAGTGCTGTCTGAAACATGATCTCCAAAACCATACCGTGTATCTGTTAATAAATCGAGCAACACCATCGCGGGGCATGAAGTCCAAACAGCAGCACCCATTACACCGTTAAAAATATAGCCATCTGGATAAATTATTCTCCCGGTAGCCGTATCTACTGTTGGTGTACCAGAACTAGAAGCACCAGCACCCGGAATCCTTACCTTGATTCCTCTAATGCGGAATTTTCGCCTTGGTATTGAACTGAATTGTTGTGAATCAAGACGTATAGAGTTGTATGCAGAGTTTGCGTATGTACTTGCATCGTCAATAATTTCTGCAAAACTTGTGAATTGAAACGCATCAATTAAAGATGAAGTTTGTGAATCTATTGTTACCCTTTTAACTCTTATATCAACAGGAAAAGAACCTGAAATTGTTATTGAATAGTCTTTTTGATATGAGTCAGCGGTTCGACCTGTAATTGTATCTGTAATAACATTTGTAAATCCTCCCGAATTGTATTGAACAGCTATTGCTAAATCAACACTTGAACCAAGCAAATCGCCTTCTTCCGTTGATTGTTGTATTTGTGGAAATGTTATTGAAACTTTTATCCGGTCAACATTTGTATTCGTTATTTGCCTTGTTACTGCTCCTGTATTTGCGCCTGATTCTGTTCCATCGCTATTTGTTGGTGTAACTCCGACAGGCGTTATTGAAGAAGAACTCTCGATTCCATTTATTTTTGTCTGGTTTGCAGTTCCAAAACGCGGTGTAAAAGTCACATTTTGAAAATTAAAATCCGAATCTGTTGGACTTGATGAACTGGCTGTTGCTTGTAAAACAGGTGTATCGTTTAGAAAGACGTCTTTTAAATAAGCATTAATATAAGCGGCTGAAGTGCGGTCTGTTATTCCTTCTTTTGAAGCTGTTGCAGAACCCTCAATCTCTCCTTCTGATATAAGGTCAAGAAAGGTTGCAAATTGTTTGCTGTGAAGCGTATCAGGGGTTCTTGTCGGTTGTCTTGGGGGTGCTGGGGAAGAACCTCCACCAAAAGAACCTCTTATAATTTTGTTTTTATCCGTCATGCCTGTACTTGCTCCGTATCAATGCCAGCAGAAATTACAACTGATCCTGTGAAGATTTCTCCATACACAATCGGGACAGGCGTCCCGGCTCTGCTGGTTTGTTGTGTTCCTGAGAAGCTAAAAGACAAACGTGGGTCTTGCTCAGAACTGAACTCAGGCATTTTTGGTACAGGGAATAACATACCACTCACACCACCTAGCACCAAAGAAGCACCAATAGCACTTGCAGCAGTACCTATACCAGCGTATAAACCAGCGTTGGCTATTGGGCCACCAAAAACACCAAAGGCCGTATTACCAAATAAACCACCGCCGGGCATCATTAAACTAAAACCTATCAGTGCTGCACCTAACAAAACTCTTCCGAAATTACCCCCCGAACCTGAAATAACAGGAACAAAAGAAATATCTGATTTACCAATAGGATTGTGAAGCTCGTCCGCACCAACTTCTTCATCATTTGCGATGACCTTATAATATCTATTTGCCATATGACTTTCCAGCTGCGGAAAATTATTTATTAAAAAACTTACAGCTTGGGCGACACTTGAGACATTTATATCTACAAATTGTTTATGGCCGACTGCTTTTGCCAGTTCTCCATATAATTTAATTTTGCGAAGCATAACGATACCGCCCTCCTGTACATTTTAACAACCAAGGATTGTATGGCTCTCTACAAGACAGTCTATCCCCTAAGTGATGTAAAATATCGCCATCTATAAAAATCCCGACATGATTTAATCCTTTGCCAAGAATACTCATTGCCAAAACATCACCATTTTTCAATGGTTCATTTGGTTTTAATAATCTAAAACCCCTACTCGGTAGATATTTTTCAAACACTGGATCATCTGTAAATTCTTTCACGCTTACTGGTCTTTCATAATCTAATAATTCAATATTTTTTTCTTCTTTATACCAATCAACTATCAACGACCAACAATCTGCAACACCCCAAACCCACGGCCTTCCAAGTAAAGGCGCTTTATATCCACAAGGCTTGTAAAATCCCCAAGTTTCTGTTTTAGGATTAACAATATACCAAGGTAGATTTGATTGCTCACAGCTTATTTTGTCGGCTTCTGATGCAACAGGTGGTGTTATGGGGTGTGAATGAACAATACCAATAATTTCTCCCAAAGAATCCCCTATTACAA